TAATATGCACGTTTTTTAGGCAGTTAACAAGAACCTTTTTTCTGCACAATAAATAGGCATTGTTTCACGTGAAACATTCATATCATTTTTTACATGATTATTTGTGAAAAACATGGCCCTAGCTACCGCGTGCACAAACGGTGGCCGTGGTCTTTTGTTTTTTGTTTTTTGTACACGGTCCCCGCTATTTGACCCGATAGCAGAAGGGACCCGAACAATTAAAAACGGTTCGCGGCCCATGGTCCAAGGTACGCGGGGCGGGGTATATTGATTATAAAAATAAAACTACGCGGGGCGGGGTATAATTAGCGGCCCATGGTCCAAGGTTCAAGGCCAAGGGGCGGCGGGTCCTGTACGTTTTACAAGGCCAAGGGGCGGCGGTCCCGCGCTTGTTTAACTAGAATATTATGAATAAAAAAAAGGCCCCGTGTAGGGGCCTTAAAAAAGGGTTTAAGGGCGCTTAAAATTCAAAGTCAGTAAAGACTTTTTTACTAGCCTTTATAAACTTTTCACAATTAATATCATCGAATTTTGATACCGAATAAGTTTTATCATCGCGGTTGTAATGATTAATAAACCAAACAGTATTTGAATTTTCATTAAGTTTAAAATAATGAATTTTGTTTTTGTTTAGTTCGCGTAGTTCCATAGTGTTTACCTCGTAGTTGTAGCGGGGCGGGATTGCCCCTATGGGGCATTATAAGATAATATAGGAGGTAAAACAAGGATAAAAAAAAGGCCCCGTGTAGGGGCCTAATTTAGGGCATATAAAGCGCTTAATCTAAAGCATATAAAAGAAAGGCAAGAAAAGCGCATAAGGGAAGTATAAAAAATAAAGTAAGGGCCATTTTAAAGCTTTCCTATATCCCCCGCTATATGGTGCCTAAGCACGGTACGCGGCGCAAGTGATTTGATAAACCTTTTCAATATTTTGTGGTCCTTCTCTTTTTGGGGTGTCTCACTGATACGGGTCCAGTGTAAATTTACATTACCCCCCGCCGCGTAACAACCGCCTTTTTCCCCCTTATCAATAGTTTTCTTTTTTGCCCCATGGGCCGTAAAAGTAATAATATAATCTCTATAAGGACGGGCGCATAATGGGGCATTTTCCCCGCCGCAATTATTACAACCCGTAGTGTTTACCGTTTCTTGTGGACACCGTATAAATTTAACCCCGTCTTTAACTACAACCTTTTTTGCGTCGTTATCTTTCCAAAAGGTTGTCGGGGCGGTCCAAACAGTAGGCACCCCCGCCCGAAAACTATCAAAAGCGCTTTTGATACTATCCGCACTAAAATTTATAACAGCGAATTTGTGACGAATTTTTTTGTCAAAATCTTTGAACCATAATTTAAAAGGAAAATGTGAATAAGTAAAAGAAAAGCCTTTTTTTGGAACGTTGTTATATATAACGTCAAGATAATCTTGATCTATATCTTTTGAAGTATTGCCGCAACCCGCGCCGCTAATGTTTAATTTACAGCTAATAGGACAAGACCCGTATTTATTACCCGCGCCGCTTCTATAAGTAATAGCTAAGCCTTTAGTCTTTTGACCCGTGCTGTTTGGATTTACTAAAAGTGTCATAATATTTATCCCATATAGTTTTATTTAATCCCATACTATAAACGAAAAAAGGCGGGATGTAAACACCCCGCCCCGATAAAATTTAAAAGGTTTATTTTAGACTATACAGCGGCCAATTCTTGAAAGCTTTCAGAACGTTCTATTTCAGAAACTTTTCTTTCCCTTTCTATTAGCGTTCTTTCTACGTTGTCACGGGCCGTTGTGACGTCTTGCGCATATTCGGGGGAATTTTTCACTTTAAATAATTCGCTATTATGGGAACTATAAAAAGTTAAAGCGCTATATAAAGCCCAAACAGTTTGACCCCGCGCGGCAACTTCAGTTTCAAATTGTTCCATCATAGAACGGGCCATTTTAGATTGAATTTCCCCCGCGACTTTCCCTTTTTTTTCGGCCCGTGCAATTTCGCTTTTACTAGCGGGAAAATTTTCAGTTAAAACTTTTTCCGCCTGTTCGGGTGTAATTTCCCTATTTGCCCACATCTGCCAAACTTCTACCTTCTTTTCATAAAAAGCTATTTGATCTATTAACCAAGGCTTTATATATTCGGGTTTAAATCCCGCTGTATGGCCCCATGTACCCGCTTTTAATTCAAGTAAGCTAGTCATACCATTTAAACAAGCTAAATCTAAGCCCCCCGCCTGTAAACGTATAGCAGTTTGACCGTTAAAAGAATTAACGACTTGAACCATAAAATTTAATTGGGTGGGGACTTTTGTTAATTGCCTAATCTCGCGGCCTAGCCCTTCAAAGTGATAACCGAACCTTGCAACCGCGCCGCCGTCGGAAACCGCTTCTTTTAATTGAATACCGTTCATAGCGCCTTTAGGCAAACAATCTTCTAAACATTCTTGAACGGGTACAATAATATCGGGATTATTTGCAATGGCGTAACGTTTTTTCATAATGCCCAAAACTTTATTATTGTCAGTCCTGACAATAGCTTGACCGCCTGAAGCTTCAATCGGTTTAAAATCGGACCAAGTAACTTTATCTTTTCCCGCTTCATCTTTCACAATGTTTTTTGTAGTACCATATTGAAGCGGCCTAAACTCAGCAGTATAGTTACATTCTTTTAAAGGCGGGAAGCCTTCAAAGTTTGCGTTTTCTTCTGCGGCCGCGCTTGCATTAGCTAAGATATTTTGAGTTGTAGTTTGTATAGTCATAGTATTTTCCTCATTAGTAGTTAAAATTGGCGGGACACATTGCCCCGCCTGATAAGATATAAGATAATATAAGATAAGTCAATACCCTAATAATTTGGGTCAAGAAAAGGAATATCATCTTCAATTAAACCTATAGCATGGTATAAAGATTTCTCGTCATTTCGCCACATTTTTTGTTTAGGTTCCCATGATATTTGCTCTTTTTTCATTTCCAATACATCTTCTAAAACTTTAATAGCTTGTTTATATTTGTATTGCCTAATTTTATAATTAGTTTCTTCAAAATGAAGATTGCCTTTATAATAAGTCATAATCTTACTCCTATAGTTTATTGACAATGTCCCATACTATAATAAATGAAAAGCCCCGTCAAGTTTTAACGGGGCCTGATAACTAACGGCGTTTTCTTATTTTGGGACGGTTAGCGGCCTGTTGTTGTAACCTGTTATAGTCGCGGCCGTATATAATCCATCCTAACAACCTAAATATAAAAATTATTACTCACCCCCTTCCTCTTGTTCTTCTTCATAACTGTCAAAACCTAAACCTATTGCTTCTACCAGATCTATATCGTCTAGTTCTGCTAGTCTTAAAAGCAGAGCTTGTCTAAACTGCTTAGCTGTAACATCATCCCCTTTGGGATCGGTACACTTTGGAACCTCAAAAGCTATAGTAAAGGCAACATTATACGTCCGCATAAATTATGGCCCTTCTTCATCTAATAGTTTTGCCTGTCTCGCGGCACTAAAAAAATCGGGGTGCCGCGATATGCTTTCTTCATATCCTATTTTTCTAACAACAAAATCTTCAGAGGGGTGCCAATTTACAGAATGATAATGCGTTTCAAAAGGTAATTTTACGGTTAGTTCATCTATTTTTACACTACCTATCTCAGTTTCAATAGGGTCTTCAAGATTACCGACAACTTCCCCTAACAATAACTCATCGCTAACTTTTAATCGATTTTCTAATAACCGTCTTATGTCCGCCCCCGTAATATCGGACGCGTCCTCTTTAAAATGCTCTACTGTAAAGCCTAGATAGCAAACACTATTATACTTTTTCATTTAAACCCCCTTAACTTTATCGGGGTCTTTATTCTGATATTGTAAAGATCGAGTAAATCGTCGATTATATCTTTACCCAAACCCAAGTGATCTTCATCGGCGGCGGCGGACCAATTATCAAGCATTCTTAAAATAACTTTTAACTTTTTATGTTCTTTCTCAGAAATTTTTAAAAGGCCATTACAAATCTCTAAACGAGCGGCATAATAAGTTCTAAGTGAATTTGAAATATTATTCACAGTATCATTCTTTTTATCTTTAGCTTTCTCTATCAGAAAATTTCCGATTTTGTCAGTCTTGACAGGATTGTCTTTTAAAAAATCTTCAGCATCTTTTATAGCTGACGAAAGATAAAGTTCAATTTTAGTAAACATAGTTTTCTCCATAGTAGTTAATACGAATACTATATGGGACTTTATATAAGCCTGTCAACCCTGTTTGTTTATTTAGCCTTATTATATAGCTACAGAAAAAAATAATAAAAAACTTTTCAGGCCCTTATAAGACCTTTTGGCTATTAACGAGTGTAACTTTTTTAGATAGTAACGTGTTACGGATTAAGTTACAGAATAAAATTCATAATCTATATATATATAAGGGGCTTCAGCGCCCTGTAACTTTTGTAACCTCTGTAACGGCCCAGCCAGCAGTTTTCAAAATTTTTCTTTAGCTGAACGTATAATATAGCAGTTACAAAAAAGGGGCGATATTTCTACCGCCCCTTGGTTTTAAATACTGTCCATTTCAACAGCTTTTTTCAGCACCCTTTTTCTCTGGGCCTGAGTAAGTGTTGGCAAGACCGCCAGTACCCTAATCGCGTACTGTCTTACTTGTTCCTGAGAGAAGTTATGAACACGCTTCTTTTTAAAAAGCTTGTTTATCAGTTCATCGTCGAAGCCCTCTTTTTTGAGACTCTCCGCTTCTTCCTTAGTCACGGTTTGTTTGGTCATCTTTACCTCCTGTTTTGGTTTTTTTATCCAGTACCCGTATACGCATCGAGTTCCCTCTCTGCTACAGTCATATGTATCGTTAATCACGCCGTCGATTACCGCTACACAATGTCTTGATACATTACATACCAATCGACCTTTAGGCAGTTCGTCAGCTCTTAGGTGGACCTGACAACCCTGACCGATTTGCATGGTGGGTACCCATTCAAAGCCTATACTTTTCATATAGTCTTTAAACCATTTACGTTGAACGTAGATGCCGTTACTCGCGGTACGTTTGCCTTTTAGGCTGTCCCGAGTACGTTTTGATTGCCGTTGGTTTTTATTGCCCTCGGCCAAAACATTATAGACCTCTAAGTAAGGTAAGCCTGAAGCGATGGCCACGGCTCGCGTGACGCAATCTCCAGTATCCCCTTTTCGGCCCGCGAGCTTTCGCCCGCCGTCGTTATAAACAAAAGTAGTCATATGTTTACTCCCATAATTAAGGTTTACAGTAACGTCCGATCATCGCCAAGTTTGGCTACGGATTTGGTTTAACGATGTCAAAAAGCAAAGTAACTCTTTTTTGAGCTACAACTCTATTATAACATAGTTATGGGATAATGTCAACCCCTTATTTTTTCAATAAATGCCAGTAATTACGGAAGCGGCCATCCCCGAACTCGATTTGTTTTTTGAGCATTTGCTCTGCGTCTTTTCGATTATCGACCTTGTTTGTGATAGGGTGTCCCGCCCCTTCTATATAGTAGCGGACCTTTTTGTCAGGCCCGACTACTTCTTTAATAACGAATGCGTCAGGCATTAGCGTAGCAACAAATATTATCAAGCCACCCCGCTTCGGCCATTGTTTCGCGTGCATAAGCACTCATTTCACAATCGTGGTTCGTGTACTCAGGTTCGTGGCCGAATATCTTACCGCGTCCTTCCGCAAAAAATCTTTTTTTACGGTCCCGACAGATTTTGCGGTGCTTGGGTAAATCCTCCACAAAATATCCTCTATGCTCGACACTAATATAATTATAATTTTTTTCATTTTTAGATGATTTAAACGGTCTATGATAGGTTGTGATTATGCGTCTACAATAATAAAGCAGATCAAACTCTTGCAAATTGTCATTATAATCAAACACAATTAATTTTACTTTAGTGTATTGACCCTCATATTCAAACAGGGGTAAGTGACCATGGATAAAGCGGGGTATATCATAACCAAGTTTATCCTCTATCTCCTCGTGAAGATACGACAAATTAGAAATGTGGGTGCAGTATAACGGATTATCATGCACGGTTATTTCTGTCGGGGTGCTATGATATTCGAGCCACTCATCTAACACGCCCTCTAGGTATCGGGTAGGAAAGGTATATCCCTCGGTAATATCGGTATATTTAAGATGCCCTACTTTAATATCATTTTTGTCGTTTCTTGTCCTCTCGGGAGGGACAATAACGGCACCGTGTGTGTTAGGGCAGAAAGAGGTTTGGTGATAGGCACTCGTAAAATTAATTTTTTTAACACCTAGTTGTTTTTTCATTAAGTGGTTATGTTCTTCATATACGCCGCTATATGGGCCGTAACCGTCGCATTGTGCTGAAATTATTATCATATGTTTCTCCTAACGTAGTTATGTTGATATAATGTGTTAGGTATAAGACTTTGTCAACTAAAATAATTACAATCTTTTTTTAGCATTTTTAATACTTTAGTGAGCGCATCTACCGCGCCCCGATTATAGGATGCTTCCTCGGCCGAGATCTGTGGACTATGAATATTGATCTTTTTATGCTCTAGTATCATATTTTCTACCTGATCTCTGATAGTTTCGATCTTCAAACTGAGCTTTCCCATGTGCTTCATGGCCTGTGTATGGTTGCCCACGACTTTTGTATTAATGTTTTTTATGGCCATCTCGATCTTCATTTAAAATCATGTCGGCAAGATTTTCAAAGTCTTGCGCTATATACACTAGATTAGTGTGCTGTACATATTTGGCTATTTTAATTATCTTCCGCGTTTCGTCATCATCGGGGAGCATTCCGCGCTCCCCATAATCAATAATATATTTAAGTATCTGCTCCATCGTCCTCGGAATATAAATCGTGTTTTAATAATACTAATTTATTATACGTATTACGGTGACCCTTTTCATCTTTTTTATGGTCAATCCCGAGTATACTAAACAATAAATATTTTAAGGTTACTAAGTCACATAGGTCATCGTAATATATTGGACAATGCTCTGATGTAGAAATTTCTATATCGGCAAGGCATTGCATCTTTTGCGCTAGTTCAAGACGTTGCTCATAATTAACTATCCAAGGCTTGGATGTTTCTTTTTCACGGACGTGTTTTTCGATTACCTTACCCTGTTTCTTGGCCCATTTGTTGAGGGCAAAAGCACACACCTCATAATGTTCCTCACAGGAAAAAGTTGCGACATCTTCTTGACTCCCAAGATCAGGTGGATTATTTAAACGTATTTCTACTTTTCTTTTAGTCATTATCGTCCTCCTCTACGCTTTCAGTTATTATATGACCATTCTTTTTGGCCCATGTTTCGAGGGCCGTGATGCAGACCTCGTAATACTCTTCGGTTGTGAACGTTGCGATTTCCTCGGACCAAGAGCCCGTTTCGCTTTGTAAATGCACTCGTACTGTCATTGTACCTCCACCATTTCTAATTTTTCCCAATGAAACTCTTCTTCTATTTCGGCCCATGCAGACTCATAACACGCATCATAGTTAGTACTAAATGGTGTATCGGTATAATGATTTATTAGATCCTGTGTCCAAAGCTCAACAAGATGCTCTAAAGACCTTTCGTGGTCCATGGGCAGTTCACCTTTAAATGTAATCATGTTCGATGCTCCTCTACGTTAAAATGAACGCCATAACTATTTGGGGCTGTTTGATCTTCGTCCCAGATATAATCGCTTGTTGCTATATCTCTCGCTTGCTCTGGGCTGTCGGCTTCTATATAGAAGACGTTAGTCTGCACAACTTCTACGCGATACTTCATTTGCTTTTCCTCAACGTATCTTCGGCCATACTTATGACGGATGCTACATCGGGATGGCTGTTCTCTGTCCATTCGTACAGATCGGCTAGTTTTTCTTCCAGAGATTTTTTATCCTCAGCCCCACTAAGCACTTCTCTTTCCCAAAGATCCTCATAATACAGATAAGTAAAATCCTTATCGTTTTCTCTAGCCCGTTCTTGAGCGGGGGTAGTTTTATTATCAATAAACACCTGATCGAGATATTCTAACAATACTTCATCCATTTGCTCTCGGGACGGTTTAGAATTAAATAAAACTAAATCTTCTTCGTCACCCGTATCAAATTTAAATACCCATACTTTCTTCATATGTTTTCTCCTGTAGTTGACATAATCCCATATAATCACAGATAAAACGGCCTGTCAACACAAAAAAAGCCCCCCAGATCTCTGGAGGGCTCTTCATAACTACGGGAGAGGGCCTATGACTTCCCTCAGTATGTAGTTATACGCGACTATATAAGACTTTACAAGCTTTTTTTTCGTTTTATGCGTTTAATTGTTTCCTCATCGTCAAAAACTTTAGAATAATCGATATCCTGTTGTTTTTTGCGGCGGGTCATGCGTTTAAATTTATCTATAACCCCTTGACTAAAGTGACGGATTTGGTGGTCCGTACTCGTTTTTTTAAGAAAATTATTAATGTGAAACATATCTTCTAGTTTCATTCCATAAACTCGGGCTTGGGTAACGGTATACGCACCTCGGGGAGGTACATATCTACTTTAACACAATTTTTATGGCCCACAATAGGATCATTTTGCTGTCCTAATATTTTTGCGTAGTGATCGCATTGGCCAAAGTCCTCAAAGTAAATACGGTGCATGGCCCGTTGATCGCTCTCGATATCGGGTACAGTTATCAGGTACAATATAAAATAAACAATATCAGGCGTCATCGTTTAACCCCCTGTAATCCACAACATAACTATGTTCAACGGGTTCACCGTCGCGAGGTATGCGAAACCGTAAGTTAACTTGTGTGTAATCCCGATATTCTGTCTCGCGAAAATGCCACTTTGGTACAGGACATTTTTCTAACCATAAATCAAACTCGGTACGGACCGTATACTCTTTTTTATTCCCCATAATTAATCCTCCTAAACATACGCACGCGCATTTCCTCTAATTTACTTTTGGTATCCTCGTCTATAGAGCTACCACTACCAAAATTTTTCGGGTTCCGCGCATCGCGGCGCCTTTGTATTTCGCTGTTGGCCCAGATCAAGCCACACTTAACAGAACAAAAGTTACCAAACTTCATAACATATTTGCCTGTGTAGCATTCTGTTACATAAAACACCTTGCCCTCACTAGATTGACGCGGTGTTTCTTTTTTGATTTCCAAGTTGCCATTGTACTTTTCATTAGGCTTTGACCCATAAAAAGTTTTTACCTGACGTTGCGCTTCACGCTGACAGTTATAGCAACGCACTTTGTGTGATCGCTCTTGTGGTTGAGATAAATCATCGTTTCTCATAGTTCTCTCCTATAGTATATTAATATATATAATTTATCCCATACTACCGACAAATTTTTTTTAGTCAAGGCTTTGGATCAAGTTTTTCTTTCAATTTATTATAAATTTGCCAGATGATCTTTAATTGACCGCTGATAGTTCGTCCGCGATCCGCGCTTGTTCGCTTGATTTCCTCGTACACCTCCTTGGGAACGAGGACCGATTTCCATTTTTCTGTATCCATATGAAGTCCTTGTATAGTATCTTACAGGACTATATAAGATTATATGTAAAGATGCAAGAAAAAAAGCCCTCAGATGAACCAGATCTGAGGGCCGTGAGGTTAGTTTTAGAGCTTCGTTGGCAGATTTGACTTCCCGAAAGCAGTTTTTCTTCGACCAAACCTAGTTCTTACCGCTCCACTCTTTAATTTTGGCATCCAATAAGTGTTCAAACCGTGTCCTCTCAATACACACTTTAGCAAGCAGTCACTTTTTTTACGAAATACATCGCTTAATATCATTGGGTAGGTCCCAACTAGCTCTCGATCACAGAGCGCTTTTGCCGCTTCCAAAGACCTTGAACACGTGGTCAACACACTTTGTTACATCGCGCTAAGTCTGCCTTGATGTACTTCCATGGTTTTAATGGGCGATCAGTATTATCTAAAATAATAGCTTATAAGATATTGTCAAGCCCAAAAATTAAAAAAAATAAAAAAAGCCCCGCCAAGCGGGGCTAGGTGGGAGGAAAGAACCGAAAAAGTGTTAGCAGTAAAAAATTATTTGGCAGTTCCCCAGTCGGGGCCGACCTCAATATCACACTTGCTCGGTATCTCTAAGTCTACCGCAGTTTCCATCATCTGCGAAATAGTTTCTGCATCTTTTATGTCTTTAACCGACATAGCTATCTCATCGTGGATTTGTATTAGCGGTATACGGCCTGTTTTATATATATCAACCATGGCTTTTTTGGTCATATCCGCCGCTGATGCCTGAATTAATCTATTCAGGGCCTTGTAGGTATACGCACGCTTCAGGCGTGTGGTATCGCCATACTCTTGCACCGCTTCGCGATACGGGAGCGCTTTGTTCATCTCGAATGTATCGGGCTCCCACAGATCAAATCGACATTTGCGTCCTAACAGGGACCGAATAGAACCACTACTGCTCTTATCATTCAATCTGTTTTGCACGCCTGTCATCAGCATCTTAACAAAAGGCACCCGTGTATGATACTGACGGACCAAGTCCTTGGCTTCGTCAAGCGTGATATCCAGTTGGTCAGACATTTTACCGACCCCCATACCGTACATCAGGCCCAAGTTTATGGTTTTTGCTTGCTTTCGTGGTATCTGTGCCATTTCTGCAACCATTGTATGGAAGTCCATGTCGGGATTGTTCCGATAGCCGTGGACAAATTCCTCTACACCATCCAAAGTGAGCCCCTTGCTTTTGCCATACACATACGCATAGTGAACCAAAATGCGTGGTTCTTGTTGCGAGAAGTCAATCGCAGCCCACTTTTCGCCCTCTTCAGGCAAAAACAAAGAACGAATCATAGGACCAAGCTCGGGATCACGAGCGGGAATCTGCTGTAGATTTGGGTTATTCATGGATATTCGTCCTGATACGGTACCGCCGTCGTCGGATCGTATTTGGTTAATGTGGCTGTGTATGCGCCCATCCGAGTGACAATGTTTCATAATTGTATTGATAAAGGTCCCCGAGGTCTTGTTTAGGTTACGGGCTTGGACAATCAACTGCGGAAGTTCGTGGGTATGATCGCTCAGGAATTGTTTCGTGAACGATGGTGCGCCTTTATCGGTCCGTGGGTATTCGATACTGAGGGCCTCAAATGCTTTCGCTATAGAGGCGGCGGCCCATATTTCGATGTCATGCCCCACAAGTTTCTTAATATGGCTCAGTACATCTTTCTCGCGCTTGAGTAACGAGTTTCGTGTGCGCTCGACCTTGTCCTGATCGACCCGCACTCCGCGCCATGTCATATCAATCAGGCACGGCAGTAAATCAAGCTCAAGATTAGCGATAGGCCATAGATCTTCTTTACCTAATTGTCCCGACAGATAGTTCCAGAGTTCGAGTGTTAGCTCGGCATCCCCCTCGGCATACGGTCCCACATACATTGCAGGCATCTTCCAAAGCTCCCCTTTTGGGTCTAGACCAAAGCTACGGGCCGCTTCTACCAGATTTTTCTCGGATTTTACTTTGCCAAGATGATCGTATGCCAGAGCATTCAGACTATAACTGAAACGGTTTTCGTCTAACAGAGCCGCAATAAGCATTGTATCAATGATCCGACCGTTGAGCGTAAAGCCCATACGCCGTATCCACCCCGCATCATATTGAGCGTTGTGCATAATTTTATCAGCGGGACTCTCAAATACTTTTTGTAGCCACTTGTTTACGATGCGCTCGTCCAGATTACCACCATATTTGTGACGGATCGGTATGTAACCTGACCAGTCGCTGACGGCAATGGCGTAGCCCACGACTTCGCCGTCCCCTGTGGCCCATCCCGCCCCGAGTGTTTTGATATTTGGATCGCGTGTTTCAACATCTATGGCTATTTGTTTTGCATCAAAAATGTTGGGAAGTTCGGATGGCGGTAGCCATTCCGACTTCGGCGTATCAAACGCTAACTGCAAAGACATTATTTTTCTCCCCCAAGGGCGCCATAGCCACAGATATCAAGCCAACTATCCTCATGGTCTGGTGTTTCTATCAGGCGGGACAGCTTGACCGCTATCATACATTGGTATACTTGCTCGACCGTGACCTCTTTATTTAGCAAGACGGACCATAGCATAGCTATACGTTGGTGATTCTTGTGGGCATCGCCGTAGTCCTTGGCCCGTGGGCCGTTAATCATCTTCTCGGCTTTGTCTAATATTTGCTTCCTGTTCATATGCTGTAACTCCTCAATGCGTCTTCTGGCTCGATTAAATATAAGTTTTTTTTAGTTCGTGTCACACCGACGTAGAACACGCGGTGCAGTTCGTCAGGGTCCTGTTCTGCCGCTTTGGATGCGGCGGGGGACACATCAGTAAATAGCACAACGTTTTCCGCTTCACCACCCTTTGATCCGTGGATCGTGGATAGTGTTATACGGGGTGTGCCATTAAACTTCTCTCCGCGACGGAGTAGA